CCACCCATATCAGTCTGATCACGATATATGGTTGCTTTTTTATCTATCTTAGTATTGCGCCCATTAGTATGATTATTCAGGCAAAATTCAGTTTTATACATTTTCCGTAGTGTGTTCAATACTAAGAATGATAATTATGGTAAGATACTCTGGACGGGAAGCAGCTTTTTTACCACCCCAGAGGATGTCCCGGATTGTAGCAATTACAGAGTATTGATATTCCATAATAGCATCGGCGCCCATTCGGTATGGCGTGATTCAATCTTGACTTTCACGTATTTGGCTAATAGCGACCTTTACATAGATACCTTCTCAGTAATCCGGAATGGCAATACGATCCGGCTTACGAATAATACAAGATACTGTGCTGGCACAATCTCAACATCTGACATTCCGATAACTAAAATTATTGGGATTATCTAATGGATATCAGAAGTTAGCGCTTAATCCAGTCTTGTCCAACCTGGGAGCGCACAGACAGCGGTACCATCTACCAGTATATAGATATAATAATTTCCATAGGAGTCCGTACCCCATTTTACACTAACAGTATTGCTATCGTATTTTCCACCCATATCAGTCTGATCACGATATATGGTTGCTTTTTTATCTATCTTAGTATAATGCCCCGAAAGCCCCAAAAACAGCCTGCATAACAATACCATGCAATTGTAACTGTGCTCAACAGTAATGCCATGGTACAACAAATAAGCCTCCCTGCAGGCAGGCTTTTAGAAAATTTATCTTTGTGTCAGCTGTTATCCAGCGGCATACATATCATACTCATATTTCATCTTGGCGCCGCTGTTTTTGGCGTATATTCGCGTGGTCTCTACACTGGCATGTCCCATAAGGTCGCACAGAGTTGGCAGCGGCATACCTTTGTTAAGGGCCCTGGTTGCAAATGTGTGCCTCAAAAGATGTGGAAACACTCGCTTTCCCAGCCCTGCGCGTGCAGCAATCTTTCGGATTATGTTTTCCAGGGCATTCTTTTTCAACCCCTGATGTGGTGCCCGCCTTGAAAGTATGACAGCCCCAGTTCTTCGGTCCCCCAGATACTGCTCCAGATATTCCAACGCACGCTCCGAAAAAAATACAATCCTCTCCTTCTGTCCTTTTCCCAGAACCTTAACACAGCCGGCCACCAGATCGATATCCTCAATATGCATACCCACCACCTCGCTGACACGGCATCCTGTTGCAAGAAACAGCTCCAGCACGGTATTATCGCGAATATCAGTCCCGCAAGCTATGCGCATTTTCTCCATTTCACGGGCGCTCAGTGCTTCTCGGACTTCTGCAATATATTTGATTGGGTCTACGGTCGCCATCGGATTCCTACGAATATAGCCCCTATCATGCAAAAATGCAAAAAATGAGCTTGCAATGCGGCGCTTATGGTCCTTAGTGCTGGCACTGATTTGACGGACCTGTTCGTAATAGTTAAGGCATTCCACGATATCAGAGTCCTGTATCTCCTGTACTGGCTTTCCTACATAGACCAATAAATCCGTCAAAAATCGTTGGTACTGGTTGACCGTACTCGCTGAGTAATTTTCAAACCGCATCTTTCCAATAAAAATGTCCAGCTCTGGGAAGCTGATTATATTAGTGCTTAATCCTGTCTCCCGCTTGGCCACCTCATAGTTTCGGAGCACCGATGATAATGCCCCATCAATCACCTGCAGCGCAGGCCGGTCCAGCTCATTGGATAGCCTGGCCATCAGTTCATCTTTCAATCTCACTTCATCCATTCTAAAACCCCCTTCTCGTTATATTTGGATACTTCCATTGTACGAGAAGGAGGCCTAATCTTCCAGCCTGCTTTACTGTGCGCAATACTAAGATTATTAAAACGCCAGACTATAAAAATTATAAATCAGTATCACTGCCATTTACTGCTCCTAACGATGGATACATATGTGGTGGCGTATATAGTCTTGGAACAACTGCTTGTTACATCTATATTAATAATACGCAGGTAGGCTGGAATCATTCGGGTGGTGGAAGCAATACTGCATCACCTTTTATGTATCCTTTATCTAAGGGAGATATTGTTACCGCGATCGGATATGATCAGTTTCGAGCATATTTTATATATACAAAATAATCATTTTTAGACAAAAGTCAAGGTGATAAAAAACTCATCATCATGCAAAATCACACTTTGATTGTATGAAAAATACAAAGATTTTCCTCCCTGTGGTACATGGAGCAGATATGGGACTCCCATCATAGTTACACTAACATTCTCCACATAGTATTTTGGTTCATACCCAGAAGGAATGGCACATATTATATAATCCTTCGTCCCCTTTGGAATATCGGTATTGACCTTAAATCGTAGTTTTAGGGTTTTGACTTTCGTTAAAGGGTTCATGAGCATATGATTCATACCTGTTGAGGTGTTCCATGAAGGCAACGAGAGTTCGATATATCCTGTGGTGGTAATCTTAGTATTGAGCACAGTATAAAGGTCCATCAGTACCTTGCCCTGAGCAGCCGACAGCGGCAATTTAGCATTGTTGGTCACACAGTTATTCACTATCTGTCCAATCAAACAGACACCGGTCATCCAATTCTTTGTGTCCTCAAAGAATTTCTTAACCTTACCCAGAAATGTCTTTGTACTTTCGCCGGCTACCGGAACCGGAAACTGAACATCCGTGGCCGGTTCATCTAATGCGTTTATTGTTGTTTCGGAAATATCACCTGTTTTATCAACCTTTTTTTCATCCAATTCCATTATATCCGCAATTGACGCATATCCTGCCGGATTAATAGTCAATGATACGGAGCTTGTTTCCGATATCGTGTTTTGGATATTATAAATACAGGTTGTTGGTGCCACACCATCATATTTTGGCATTTCATCCGGTGTCGTGGCAGAGGATATGCTAAATAAGACCTCTTCACTTCCATCCATGGCATATAGACCAATATTATGTATATAATATGTCTCTTTCACTTCTTCGTTACTAAATAATGCCCTTGTTTGTATTAATGTATCATTGTAAACCGCAGTTTTGGGCCCGACCATTGTTTGTACAATTCCGTCCATATCTACTAAGGATTTAAAATTAGTTCCGTCCGGATATTGATGATTAGATGTCTTTACCTTTGTAATGTTTAACTTTATCTCTCCACCAATGGCCTGCGCCACCAATCTTTCTCCAGCTGCGGTTAGCGTAGATTTTTTATACTGTCCCATGGTTCCTCCTTAAATTGTCTGTATCTTTGCTGTACATAAAAATGAGGATGCATAAATATCTCCTGTCATGTAATTAGTGACCTGCTGATTGGAAATAATTTTTATATGGGCCGGCAGGATGTCCCAAATCAAATCATATAGTAAGTCAATGGCTCCATATCTGTCAGATGTAACAGAAATAGTTATTGTACATGTACTCGGATTGACTGATAGTGTATATCCAGAATCACTATATAACTCAGCCAATCGGCTTTTTAAAAAACCGATTGTGAACGGTACAATTGTGTTATACTTTTGCATGACTCTGGCCCTACGGTAATCCAAGGTTTCTCCATAATGATACACAATTCCGAAGCGTTTCTCAAAAACAGAAATTGTATCTTCATCTGCTGTCTGAATGTGAAGATTATTCCATACCAATCGTAGATCATTTTCAAGCTTTTCAAGCTCGATTGATTCTGTATCCATAAGCTCATGAAAGTCTAATACACTCTTAAACCATTCAGGTAATAAATTTTTTAAATCAACTTCCATTGATCGTCACCGTTCCCATCACCGGAACCTGCTGAAGGTCCTTGGTTTCGATACAGGACACATCCTGCTCTGCTCCGTTTATTAAAACATCAGTTACATTAACAATTTCACTAATTGTAAGAATCTCATATATAATACGGGAAACATATACTGTTACTAAATATTGGATTTTCTGTCCCTTGATTGCTTTACCCCACTCGGACCGAACAGAGCTCAAATATCCATCAATCTTGCTTTCTATTTGGTTCTTGTATGTGGCGACACCATCCACAATATTGGATGCAAATGTCACCCTAAGAGATACGTTTAATGTTAATGCCTGGCCTGTACAGATTGTTGCTACAGCCCCTATGGGGGCCATCCCATATCCATTTGCTGACGGTTCCATTTCACCCTCTTCTGAGGGACAGATAATATCCTGCACTTTTTTGACCAGCTCTGTTGTTGCTGGCTCCAGATTTTCATTTAATATACTACATAGCACTGTTCCCCCGCCTTTCCAGGCCGGATAAACCTGGACTGCACCCACACCTTCAATTTCAAGAACAGCATTCCGATAGGCTGCGATATTACCTCCAAATGCTGCCACTTCAAACGTTGCAAAATATCTATCGCGCAGAAAATCATCCTGCTCTTCTTCGGTCCCGTATACAATAACATCTGTCAGACTGGCACTGGTAAGCCCAATTACATAATCCACAGCAATGAGCTGGCCAGAATAGCTGTTTCCAATCTCTCCCGCCAACTCACAACGCATACAATATGAATATCCCTCTTCTACGGCCCCAATGTATTCCTCGGCAATATATGTAATATATTCATTTCCGGCCAGAGCAGAAAAGCGGGAACCAATTGGAATCATTATATTAAAAATCCCCTTTTTTACAGCATGGATAGCCCCTTTCCGCTGTATTCCGCGTTCTGCCACAATCATATCTAAATCATTTCCACCTGCTGTCTCCGCACGCGCGTTTTTTTGTACTCTATCCAAATCCAGATACATACCTTCCATGTACCAGCTGGCAGGGCTTAATGCGGTTAAAATCAGTGAGCCTTCTCTTTTATCAATCTTATCCGATACCCTTGCTTTCTGCTCCTCCAGAATTGCTGCATAAGTTTTCTTGCTAAAGTCAATCAAATTTCCACCTCCTTCCTTGTTGTCCCAAATACAGTTTTCACGTCAAACGCGCACTTAATAATTGTGCCGTTTTTATCTTCATCAAAGGTAAAATTATTAGTGGATATAATTCTCTTATCAATAGAAAACGCCTCATGAATGCGCCTCTTAGTCATGCTAATCACGTATTCGCGAGGTTTCCCAATAAGCTTATATAACTCGTTTCCAAAATTAGACGTGAATATTTGATACCGATAGCGTTCCACACTCAGTATGATATCAATGGCCTGCTCCATGGCCTCCATGCCTCCACCGATTTTTTCAATCCTACCAGTGCTTTTATTAACCAAAAATGTTTCTGATGGATATTCTGTATTTTTGGCTTCATAAATGTTGAAATTGGCGGAATCTGGTAATGCTCCCATAAATATCACCTACACTTTCGATATTACAACATAGTTCTGCCCGGCATTGGCCTTTAAAAAAATCACTTTATCACCAACAGATAATCCTGGATTGATAACTACCCTCTGCCCTTGTACGTTGACTGACCGGTACCGGACATTATCACTCATTACGGCTACCGGTTCAGTTACTTTAAGATTTGTCTTTTTTATGGATAGAGACAGTGGGGATATACTCTCGACTGTGGCATACCCCAAATCCAGCAAATCCATAGCCTCCACTGTGGTTTCGACTGCCCTCCTAAGCGAATCTATAATTTCCGACATATCAAACCTCCCTGCTATATAGTCAATATTTTGGCATCGACATCCATGGTATGATCATCGTTACGGAATTTATGTTTGACCTTATCCAGGAGCAAAAAATACCCGTTTTTAAGTTCTGGGACATCGGCTATTTTGAACATAGTCATAGCTCCAGCCTTAAGACCAATAACCCCAGGCGCACCACTAACTGATATACTTTTAAGCGCGCGGTCATAATAAGCCATCATGATATTTCCCTGCTGATTTATCTGGGCTTCATTAAGGTTTTCATCGACCTTCTCATACAGTTCCAGAATACCCCACTTTTTTATATTATCGGAATCCTGGAAAATGTAAGTATCGGCCTGTCCTGTATCTTTATTAGGGCGTACCAGCTTCACCCCGTTATATGTATCCGAATCAATATCCGACTTGAAGGTATAATCAGTCACTATGCTACGGTTTCCAATCATCACATTGGACATTAAGTTTTTTGCTTCTCTCAGGCATAGCTTCCCAAAATCATCATAAAATACGAACGTCTTACCTGTATTGTTTTGGGTAATCATAAGACTATAGTCAATGATGTCGAGACGCTCTTTATCCTCTTTTGTATAAACCGGAATCGTATAGCCTGTATCCTCCAATACTCCAACCTGGAGCTGCATATCCATAGCAATCTGCCGGATGATATCCCCCGATTTTTTTCCGGCAAAACTGTAACTTGCCTTGGATTTAAGATACCGGATCTGGTCGTAGGCCGTAACTGATATTTCCCCATTGCGGGATTGTTTTATCGCAAATACATAACCAAGAAAAATACCCTTTCCGTCCACATAAAACTCCACCCTTACCCCTTCCTCCATATTAATAGGCTGGTCTTGGATATAGGAAAATTCAAGCTTTCCAGCGCTCCCTATACGATTCGTAGTATAAGATACCTCCTGGACAATAGGTGCGTAATCATAAAGTGTATTGGAAGTTGGATTAAATACCAAAAACTTATATATCATCCTATCACCTGCAGCTGGTCTGCCTTAATCCATCCGCGGCTCCCGCCTATTAGAATTGGGTACGGACGGGATGCGTCCGGAATAATCCTCGATACTGTGGTCTGCAAGTTGTTCGCCGTCCCGGTTGGCTTATCTCCATAGCTACTGCTGAAATAAGTCCCATTCGCAATAACAGCGGCCCCAACTCTCATTTCAGGGGTTGTAACTGGTCGTTCTGGCTCCTGGGGATTCACAGTGGCCGGCTCCTGCACCTCTGGCTGGGGTAAGGCAATTTTGATTGGGCCATAATCCCGATACTCTTTAAATGCGATTTTGTAATATACGTCTCCAGTTTCCCCGCCCTTTTCCGTGGCCTTGAAGTCTGATATTAACGCGCTGATATTCGTATCAAACATTTTCCCACCGGAAGCATCCCAGCGGCTTATCACTAAATCACACATCTCCTTATTGTCGCGGGATTCTGTTATCAGCTCCACATATTCGGAAGGGTCCATCCAATCATGCCCCATTATTAATGGGTCGTTTGTGTCACCAGGAAAGTACGATTCCCAGGATACCTCCATAAGTGATGGCATCCTGGGAACAATGATTTCGCCAATATCCAATACGTTGTATGTCTTATGGTCGGTTGGATAAGAGATAGTATATTCTTTTGGGTTGACCGGGAATTCAATGGTATCTCCCCCAATATCTGCATAAAATTTATACCTGTTTCTCATGCTTCCTCCTGTTGCGATATCGCAATGGCTTAACCCAGTGCCAGATTTCCGTGAGAGGCATTCTGCTGGTCCAGTTCATTTTTAAGGGCCTGCATCATTGCATCTATATCGGATCCGCCTCCACCAGTTACCGTCTGATGGATGGTAGCGTTTGTCTGTGGTACCGTAAGATTTACAAATGCCACATATTGACGCTCAGATAGGTCACGAAGCAGCTTTATGCTCTCGTCTGCTATATTCACATCTTGGTCAATTTTTCCAACACTTCCAACTTTTCCGACATTTCCTATGTTTCCAAGTCCTCCTGCGCCTCCTAAACCGCCCATTTTGTTTGTAATATCCTCCAAATTAAAATTCATGTTATCCATCTTCTTACCCAGGTCCGCACCAATATCAGCACCACCTTTTATGGTTGCACCTACATCCAGCGCTGCCATCCTCTTAATCTGGATCGAATTTTCTCCGAAGGTATCATCTACCCAATCACTCAATTGATTTCTAAACCCAGCGACTGCGCCGGAATAGTCTGTATGTAACAATGCGTTAATCGCACTGGCCACGGTTTCGACTGTAGAAAGCACATTGTCGAATAGGTCAAACATCAAATGAGCAATAGCTGCCGCAGGGTCATTAAAGACATTAGCAAAGAATTCGGCAAATGTAGCAAATAGATTCCACCAATATGCAACAACTGTATAAACATATGAATAGAGTCCACCCATCACACCACCTGCAACTGCTCCCATTTGCTCCCAGGACACACCTGCCTGTCGGAGAATGAAGATAGTGGCCCCAACTGCTGCCCCAACTGCCACAATTGGCCAATGAGCAATTGCCCATGCCGCCGCTGCTGCCAGTCCTGACGCAGCAGCCTGTGCCCCCACGAATAAGAAAGCAGCCCCAACTCCTATCAGTATTGGATATACATAATCCCAATTCTCGGCTACGAATTCAGCTCCGTTTGCCAATCCGTCAA